GCTGTTACAAAGGAGAAAAACCAGGAGACTGGACTGAGTTTACACCAGAGATGTTAGAGTATTGTAAACAAGATGTTGAAGTATCACATAAATTATATAATAAAATATTGTCAACTAATTACAGTGATGAGTCTTTAGATCTAGAACACAAAGTACAAAACAAATGTGTAAAAATGATGTCAAATGGTATTGGTTTTGATACAATAACTGCCCAAAAATTTTATAGTAATTTATCAGCAGAACGTGAAAAGTTAGAACAAGATATAAAAAAATACTTTCCATCATGGGAAGAAACATCAGAATTTATACCTAAACGAGACAACAAAAAAATGGGATATAAAGCTGGTGTGCCATTTATAAAAAGAAAAACAGTAGAATTTAATCCTAATTCTAGAGAACATATTGCATATAGATTAAAAATACATCGTAACTGGAAACCAAATAAATTTACACCAGATGGTAAAGCAAGAGTAGACGATGAAGTACTTGCTGAATTAGAATGGCCAGAAGCAAAAATATTATCTAGATATTTTATGATACAAAAAAGAATTGGTCAAGTTGCAGAAGGCAAAAATGCTTGGTTAAAATTAGAAAAAAATAATAGAATTTATGGTTCAATAAATACTAATGGTGCTGTTACTGGTAGATGTACACATGCATCGCCAAACTTAGCACAAGTACCTGCAGTTATTATTGAGTTTGGCAAAGAATGTAGAGAATTATTTTGTGCACCTAAAGGCAAAGTATTAGTAGGTGCTGATATGTCGCAATTAGAATTAAGAATGCTTGGTCATTATATGTACCCATACGATGATGGCGAATATGCAAACGATGTTATTAATGGCGATATACACACAAGAACTTTACAAGCACTAGATTTAAAACAAGAAGAAAGATGGCTTGCTAAAAGATTTATGTATACATTTTTATATGGAGGTGGTGGCAAAAGATTAGCGGAAGTAATGAATAGACCAACACAAGAAGGTTTTGAATTAAAAGAAAAATTTTTAAATAAAATACCTGCTTTAAAAAAATTAATACAAAGAGTACAAGAAGTTGGTAAAACAAATGGTTTTATAAAAGGTTTAGATGGTCGTAAAATTCATATACGAGCAGAGCACACATCACTAAATTCTTTATTACAAGGTGGTGGCGCAATATGTTCTAAATACTGGATTGACGAATGCGGTTCGTTTTTGTGCGATGATATTAAATTAGTTGGGTGGATACATGATGAAATTATTTTAGAAGTAACAGAAGACAAAGCAGAGCATGCAAAAATAGAAGCAGTAAAAGCAATCGAGCGCATTCAAAAACGTATTAATTTAAGAGTGCCGTTAACAGGTGAGTCAAGAATTGGTAGAAACTGGGCGGAAATACATTAGTGTTTTAAAAACAAATAAAGCATATAAAAAAGGTGATTGTGTGAATGATCTTATATTTATAGGTTATGTGTATCGTAAAAGTGGTATACGAGAAAAATGGTGTACTAAACAAGCTTGGTTTTCTCTTAATATTAGAGAAGTATTGCGTGCATGTCGAAAAAGAGCAAGACGAAGAAATGTAGAGTGTACGATCACAAAAGAGTATTTAGAAAAAATTTATCCTACAGATAGCATATGCCCTGTGTTTAATACACAAATGGGTTTTGCTTTAGGTGATAGGAATAGATCTGCATCAATTGACAGAATAGATCCAAATATAGGATATGTGCCTGGCAATGTGCAATGGATAAGTATGAAAGCAAACACACTAAAAAATAATGCACACCCATACGAGCTAATGCGGTTAGCAAGATTTTTAGTAAAACAAATGGAGAACAAATAATGTCAAATACATTGTTAATAGATGGCGATATTCTATGTTATCAAATCTCATCAGGTATAGAAGAAGCAATAAATTGGGGTGATGATATGTGGACATTGCACAGTGATTTTAATACAGCAAAAGATAAATATAAAAGTTATATTAAAACACTTACAGAAAATTTTAATGCAAAAAAAGTATTAATATTTTTATCAGATAGTAATAATTTTAGGAAACAAATATATCCTGATTATAAATTAAATAGAATAAATAAACGTAAACCTGTATGTTTAGGACAGATGCGTAAATGGTTATTTGAAGAACATGAAGCAATGAGTGAACCTAGATTAGAAGCAGATGATCTAATGGGTATATATGCAACAGATCCAAAAATAAAAGGTACAAAAATTGTTGTGTCTATTGATAAAGATCTAAAAACTATACCTACAAATATATGTGAAGATGGTTCGTCTTTATTAAAAATAACAAAAGCTAAAGCACAATATAATCATGCAATGCAAACACTTGTTGGCGATAGTACAGATAATTTTCCTGGTTGTCCAGGTATTGGGCCTGTAAGTGCAAATAGAATATTGCAAGGTCATAAACCAAAAGACTATTGGAAAGCTATTACAGAAACTTTTATAAAAGCTAAATTGACTGAAGATGATGCTTTATTGCAAGCTAGACTTAGTTATATTTTACAACATAAAGACTATGATTTTAAATCTAAAAAAGTAAAATTATGGAGACCAAATGGCCGATAAAATAGATCCAAAACACTATAATGTTTTTAAAATACAACCGCGAGATTATATCACATCTAATAATTTAGGATATAATGAAGGCAATATCATTAAATATGTGACTCGCTGGAAACTAAAAAATGGTATAGAAGATCTTAAAAAAGCAAAGAATTATATAGATTATTTAATAAAAGACGCAGAGGATAAACAAAAAGATCACAAACAGTGACATGTTTAGATAAGATATGGCAACAAATGATTATGTTTTACCAGTTAAAATCGAAGAATTAATCGAAGATTTAGACAAAAAAATATACCCTTTAAAAAGTCCTAATATTAACGACTCTGAAAGGGAAATATTTTTTAAAGCAGGTCAGCGAGATGTTGTCGAATTTTTAAAAACTAAACTTAAGGAAGTGAAATAATATGTGCGCACCCAGAAGGAGTGCTCCTCCGCCACCTCCACCTCCAGCTCCGGTTGTTACTACAACTCCGGTGACTGACTCAGCTGTGCCAGAATTAGATTTGGCAATTGAGACGGAAGGTCAAGAAGAGCAACTAAAAAAGAAGAAGAAAAGAGTAGGTAAAAAGTCTTTAAGAACAGACGTTACTCTACCTGGTACTTCATCATTAAACGTTCCAAAATAATAATTAATCATGACTGAACAAAGTATACGCAAAATGTACGATAAACTCGCTGTCAAAAGAGATAATTTTTGTGACAGAGCTGAGGAATGTGCAGAGTTAACTTTGCCTGCAGTATTGCCTTATGATGGCTTTAGCTCATCATCGCAATTATATACACCATTTCAAAGTGTAGGTGCACGCGGCGTTAATAACTTAGCAAGTAAATTATTATTATTGTTACTTCCACCTAATCAACCATTTTTTAGATTAAGTGTATCTGGCAAAACACAACAAGAATTAGAAACACAACCTGAATTAAAAACAGATATCGAAAAGTCTTTAGCAAAACTTGAAAGACGAGTAATGAAATTTATAGAAGAAAATGCAATACGAGTACCAGTATTCGAAGCATTAAAACATCTTCTTATTACAGGTAATGTTTTGTTGCATATGTCAAAAGACTCTAAAATGAAATTGTATAATATAGAACAATATGTAGTTAATAGAGATGCATATGGAAATTTATTACAAATAGTTATTAAAGAGTCAGTGTCGCCATTAACGTTTGATGAAGAAACAAGAATGCTTTGTCAAATTACAGATAATAGTGAAGATGTAGATTTATATACAAATATACAACTACAAAAAGATGGCAAATATCATACAGAACAACAATGCAATATGGTAACAATACCAAAAAGTATTGGTTCTTTTAAATCAGAAGACTTACCATTTATGCCATTGAGAATGATCAGAATTGAAAATGAAGATTATGGCAGATCTTATGTAGAAGAATTTTTAGGAGACTTAAAATCATTAGAAGGTTTATCAAAAGCTTTATTACAAGCATCAGCAGCAATGTCAAAAGTTGTATTTATGGTAAGACCAAATGCAACAACAAAGAAAAGAGATTTAGTAGAGTCACAAAATGGTGATATTATTACAGGATCAAAAGAAGATGTTGATGTATTACAAGCAGAAAAATATTATGATTTACAAGTTGTAGAACGTTCTATTAAAAATTTAACTGAAAGATTAGGTTATGTATTTTTACTTCAATCAGCAGTAACTAGAGACGCAGAGCGTGTAACAGCAGAAGAAATAAGAAAATTAGCAAATGAATTAGAAGCTGCATTAGGCGGTATTTATTCATTGTTATCACAAGAATTCCAGGTTCCATTAGTAAACTTATTAATGAAACAATTAGGAATAAAAGGTGAAATACCTAAATTACCAAAAGGTTCCGTTTCACCTACTATCATCACTGGCGTAGAGGCATTAGGTCGTGGTAATGATTTAGTAAAACTTAGAGAGTTTGTGTCAGACATCGCAGGTCTAGCACAAATAAATCCAGAAGCTACTAAATTAATAAATGTAAGTGATCTAATTACTAGAATAGCAACCAGTCATGGTATCGACACAGAAGGCTTGTTAAAAGACGAAGAACAAATTGCTGCAGAAATGCAACAACAACAACAAGCTGAAATGGGCAATAAAATGGTAGACGCTGCAGCTGGACCAGTAGCACAAGGTATGGTTGATGGTATAAGAAGTGGCGATATTGATATGCAAGGTGTTGAAAAACAATTAAATAATTATACGGAGAATAACTAATGGTAGATAAAGTAGAAGTACAACAGGAAGAAACAACCTCAGAAAAGCCTGTTGAAGAAACAAAAGTTGAGGAAACTAAACAGGAAAATGTTGAAACAACAGATAAATCTGAACAACAGCAACCTGAAAAAATACTTGGTAAATTTAATAGTCAAGAAGATTTAATAAAAGCTTATCAAGAATTAGAAGCAAAAAATACTAAACAAGCACAACAGAC